GGCTCTTGCTGCGCGAGCTGTCCGGTATGGCCTGGATCGATGGCAAGCAGTTCAGCGACCAGACGTGGCATGAGTTCTTCAAGCGCACCTTCATTGGCTGCGAAGAACTGGCTATGCCCGATGGCACTACCGAGCTACGCGGCATCAGCACTACCAAGCTAAGCGTCGATGAGTTCGGCGAATACATGATCCAGATTGAGCAGTACGCGGCAGAGCAGGGATGGCCCTTGCTGGCAGGCGAATGGAGGCAAGCAGCATGAAAGGACTCTTGATCAACAATGGCAACCCAAGCGCCGTAACAGTCGAGCATGACGGCATGACAGTAACGTTCTCCACCTTCGGCGCGGCTTGCGAGTACGCCGATACGGTGCGAGAGAAGCGCTTCCCTGTATGGCCGAACGACCAGCAGGACCTTTTCGATGAATCTCACATCGATGCAGTAGGCCAGAACGGAATGGTTTATGACGGCGTAGGTGCTGACTGGCTGCGCGAGTACAACTTGCTGGAGGCTGGGCAATGAACGATGTCCTCATTATCCAGGTGAATGTTGGCTGGCTTCACGCTCTAGATGAGTTCATTAGGACTTATGCCGCGGCATGGTTATCGGTTTCGGTTGCCGCTCATTTCACTATTTACGCGGTAAACCTTACTCGCAAGAGTCGGTTTCGCCAGTTCCATACGCGATCAATGCAGCAGAACTCCTTTGCCCGCTTGTGCCTGATCCACGGCATTGCTGTTCTGCTTTGGCCGTTAGAAGCCGGCGTGATGCTGATGAGATGGAGGCGCGTATGAGCACAGTCATCCAGAAGAAGCCATCTGGCATCCCTCAGTCCCCCAGGAAGCTGCGGAAAAAGAAGTGCCGTAACCCTGCATGTCGGGCTGAGTTCGTTCCGTCCCGTCCGCTACAAGTCGCTTGTAGCGTTTCCTGCGCGATTTCTATGGCTGAGGCTAAGAAGCTCAAGGCAAGCCAAGAAAACGCCAGGAAGGAGCGCGTAGAGGCTAGGGAGGCCAAGAAGAAGCTCAAGTCCCGCTCCGATTACATGAAAGAGACCCAGCAAGTTTTCAATGAGTGGATCCGAATGCGTGATGCCGATCAGCCATGCATTAGCTGCGGACGCTTCCATGAGGGCCAATGGCACGCTGGTCATTATCGGACGGTATCTAGCAGCCCGGAACTACGCTTCGAGCCGCTCAACTGTTGGAAGCAGTGTCAGCCATGCAACAACCACAAGTCAGGCGACATCGTGAACTACCGCATCAACCTTGTGCGCCGGATCGGTGCCGACAAGGTTGATTGGCTGGAAGGACCGCATGAGGCCAAGCGTTACACCATCGACGATCTTCAGGCCATCAAGGCCCATTACCGAGCATTGACCAGAGAATTGAAGAGGGCAGCAGTATGACCGCAATTTATCGCGACGTAATGAGCACGCTGGTACGGGTACTGGCTGCCGATAACATCGACAATACGACAAAGCAGCATTGGCAGAATCTGATTGACTCCATGCCAGCAGATAGCACGTTTCGTTCCTGTATCTCAGCCCGAGAGAAGTTTGACTATGACTGCGCGCTGTATGCCTTGCTACACAGGGAGTTGAAGCCGCTGCACTGGAATCTCTTGGTTGGGAAGTATTCGACCCACAAGGGCAATAAGGTCGCAGCAATCGGCAAGGTTGCGCCTCACGTGGAATCGTTTGCCTCCGAGCTATTCAAGTTCAAGGCCACAACAGCATGGTTCATTCCTAAGATGAAGGGCCTGCAAGCTCAAGCAAGTACAGGGCTGGAGGTTGTAAGCCGTGCTGAGCGTCAATATGCAGAGCACAAGGCGCTGATGGCTAGCTTCAAAAAGAAGGGCATCAAGGGGATGTCGAAAGAGGTGGACCGTGAAAAATACATCAAGCGCTCCACTGACATGATCGTTCTCAAGCCAGAGTTCTACGACATGAATACTTGGGATAGCGAGGCTCGCCCTGAGTCAACCCGCCGTCGCTGGAGAAATCAGGTTTACCGTAGTCTGGACGCAATCGAAGAGGCTGCACTGATCCATGTAACCGAAATCTTCGATCAACAAGAAATATTTGGTCAAGTAGCTTGAGGGCAAAGGAATGCTTACCCAGAAGCGTCTTAAAGAAGTTCTTTACTATAACAAAGTGGTAGGGGTCTTCGAGTGGCGAAAGCGAGGCACTCGAATGAATCCTGGTCAGATGGCAGGAGTTTCGATTAAGGATCGTGGATACATAATGATCGGCATTGATGGTAAGCAATATCCTGCGCACCACTTGGTATGGCTTTACATGACAGGTTCATGGCCCGAAAACCAGATTGATCACAAGGACGGAGATAAGACCAACAATCTTTTCGAAAACCTCAGAGAGGTTAAGCCGCATCAGAATTCCTGGAACTCAGCCAGAACCAAGCGAAATACATCAGGAGTCAAGGGCATAACCTACGATAAGGCTGCTAAGTCATGGCGAGCTGTTATCACCGTCAATGGTAAGAAGGCTTTCAATAAGAATTTTCGCACTAAGGAAGAGGCCGAAATAGCCATCAAAGTGGAGCGCGAAAAATTACACGGCGAGTATGCGAATCACGGAGTTCATAAATATATTCAAGAAAGCCTTGACAGCCCGTAAGCGTTTGAGCGAATATTTTCCCATGATGTCATCGCTGCGTTCGCGAATATGACTACTTACTAAACCCGGCCAAGTGTCGGGTTTTTTATTGCCTGAAATAAGGCCCTATTTAGTCCCGATGCATGCGTGTTCCTTTGTGGATGACAGCACCATGCGGACTGATCGACAGGTCTGGATTGGTAGATACCAGTCGCCTGTCACCCTTTTAAGCCAAGCGCCTTGGCATTCCCGCTACGTGCGTGCAGCGGGCTTTTATTACACGCAGGAGACCGCCAGTGGACAAATTGCTGGACTGGTGCCTTGTGGGATTGCTCGGGATGCTTGGAGGTCTTGCCAGCCTTTTCTATCCAGGAGCGACCGCCATGCGGTTCACCTGGAAAATGTTCGTCTCGAAATTGGTTGTAGCCTTCTTCGTTGGCAAGGTGGCCGGCGAGTTCATCCCATTAGATAACCAATACCGTGCCGGCATCATCATGCTGTTAGGATTTTTCGCATATCCGGTACTAGGAGTGGTGGAGGTTAAGGTCAAGGATTGGATCGAGAGGTTTAATCCGGGAGCAAGCTGATGCTTACCATCTCCATACTCGCATTTCTCATGTATTCCATGGTGATCGCTCGTTCTGTCTGGTTCTGCATGAACGGCGGACGGTTTAGAGAGGATGACCGAACGGAGGTCGCCTTCCTCATGGCCTCAGCGGTGATTCTGCTGCTGGGTCATATCGCACTCTGGTTGATGGAGCCATGGAAGATGATTCACAACAGTCTGGCGAGCTCAATTATCGTCGGACATTCCATATTTATGGGCGCATATATTTTCCACCGGATCGGATCGCTGATTGATGGACGTGACCGGAGGCAGATAAGAGAGCGCCGGGAACGAAGAGCGCATTCATGAACAAAGCCAAGGATGTAGTCGCGTGGAGCCTTCTAGGGCTTATCGTGTTCCTTAGTGGCCAGTTTCTGAGCCAGACAATGATCCCTAAGTTCGCGCCGAACACGGTGCTGATGGTTAAGCGATGAAAATCGACATCAAGAGGATCAATACCACGAACTACTTTGCTTCCCTTGAGGGTGCCACATTTGAGTGGGCCTTGATGAGCGCAGTTGCTCGTGAGGCTGGCCTGGATGTCAGTCAGGAGGGTGTACATGTTAAGTGCGAAATCCTGACGACACCCAAGATCAAGGCAAACATCGAGATTATTGTTGATCATGAGGTGAAGGGATGAGCTTTGACGTTGCATTCTCCCGCCTCATGGGTGCTGAAGGTTCCTACGCTGACCATCCAAGAGACAAGGGTGGAAAAACGATGTGGGGCATCACTGAGGCAGTCGCCCGAGCTAACGGCTACCAGGGCGAGATGAAGAGTCTTCCCCGCGAGAAGGCCAAAGAGATAGCCAAGAAAGCATACTGGGACCCGCTCAAGTGCGACCAGATGCCTTTCATGGTGGCTTTTCAGGTATTCGACGGCGGTTACAACTCAGGTATAGGCCAATCAGCTCGCTGGCTCCAACGCGCCCTAGATGTGGCTGATGATGGAAAGATCGGGCCTGTAACACTGAGCGCGCTTCAGAAAGCCAACCCAGTTGCAGTGTGTGCTCGCTATATCGCTGCTCGTGGCAAGTTCCAAACCAAACTGAACAATTGGGATGACTTCGGCACCGGCTGGACGAATCGCAATATGGACAACTTGGAATATTTGGCTGACGACCTTTGAACGCCATTCTTCTGAAGTGGGGCATTGCCGCCGCTATCGTCCTCGGCTGCCTGTTTGGAGCCTATCGGCATGGAGTGAACGTAACCGATGCCAAGTGGGAAAAGCGCGAGAGTGACGCACAAGCCGCACAAGCAACGCTCAGGGCGGAGGAAGAGAGAGCGGCGCGAGCCAAGGAGCAGGCCAACCAGAATCGAATAGACGAGATCCGAGCCGATGCCCAGCAGCAAATCAAAGACGCTCAGGCTGATGCTCGTGATGCTGACGCTGCTAGCGACCGGCTGCGCAAACAAGCCGACCGTCTCGCCAAGTCCGTCCGTAGCTGCCCCGGCGATACCGGCGCTGCCAGTGGAAGCCAGACAGCCGCCGGCCCCGCAGTGGTGTTATCCGACGTGCTCAGCCGGATGGATGCACGAGCAAGAGAGCTGGCTGAAGCTTATGACCGATCAAGGATTGCCGGCAGTGCCTGTCAGTCCGCTTACGACGCCATCAGGAACAACCAATGACCCAGTTCAGAAAGAAGCCAGTCGTTATTGATGCGATTCAATGGACGGGTGAAAACCTGTTTGAGGTCATCACTTTCACAGATGGAAAGCCGGATATCAAAGGCAACCATGCTGGCATGAAGTGGGAAGAGTACACCGACTTAGTCAAGCGTGATGGGCTGAAGATCTACACGCTTGAAGGAGCGATGTCCGCAATGCCAGGCGACTGGATCATCAAGGGTGTAAAGGGTGAGTTTTACCCATGCAAAGATGAAATCTTCAAAGCCACATACGAACCTGTTTAACCAATAACCCATAAGGCCAGTGACCGAGCTCAGTTGTCCGGCGCGGCAACCCAGGAGACCAGTCACATGGCCGAAATGCCCAAAATAGTCGTTATTACAAACGACGAGCTCACTGCGCTCATCGATAGCAGTGTTACGAAGGCTATAGCGCCGTTATCGGCTGCAATCGCCAAGATCAATGCAGGCACACAGGCTACACCGGTAGAGACGCCACAGAAGCCCGTAGAGACGCCTACAGCGCCAATCGAAACGACAACCCTAAGCCTTGTGCCTAATGCTCAGGTAACAGGTGGCGATTGGATCGATGGCGTATGGGTGGCAGATAACGTTGCCCGTATCTCTGTAGCCAGTAACGCAACATTGGCTAAAGGGCAGACAGCAGCATTGCCTGACGGTACGAACCGCAAGGTCATTAACGTCGAGGTCTTCAACGAAAAGACTTCAGTGACCTTTGACGGTAACAAGCTGGACCCGAGCAAAGTGGCTGGTAAGCCGGTGGTATTCACCGTCCCAAAGTCTGAGGGGTCACCCGCCCCGGTGACTCCAAGCGTACCGGCTAATGATCCTGCTCCCGTAACTGGAGCGAATCCAAACCTGACACCGAAAGGGCTGTTCTGCGTCAACATCGGTCAGGCCGGTGGTGGCGATACAGTTCTACCTGGGGTGGCTGGTCGAAACTACTTCTGGGCCAGTGCAGCACAGATCACGCGCTGGGCAGGATTCGGCGCCAAGAAAGCTCGTGTCGGCATTGCTTGGGAGCGTATTCAGCGCAAGCTATTTGGCCCACTTGATCCTGGATACAGCAAAGAGCTACTGGATAACATCAAGCTCCACGGCAAGGCGGGGCTCAAGGTTCTAGTGGATGTCCATAACTATGTGGGCTATTCAACTACTAACACTGCGGCCAACCGCCAGAAGATCGGAACAGCAGCAGTACCACATGGTGCGCTGGCTGACGTAGACGCCAAGATTGTCGCTCTGATCAAGTCAGATCCAGAAGCATATGCAGCCTTCTACGGTATCGACCTGTGTAACGAGCCTGTAGATATCCCCTCAGTAGATGTCTGGGTGAAAGAAGCCCAGCTGTGTATCGATGAGATCCGCAAGATTGATATGCAGTGCGCCATTGCTGTTGAGTCCTTTGATTGGGCTACCACGGCACGCTTCAAGGCGATGGGCAACGAGAAACTATTCACCCTGAAAGACCCAGCTAACCGCATCGAAATCCATACGCATCTGTACATGGATGCGAACGCTGGTGGTGGTTACGGGCACGACAACATCGACCCTCAAGTCGGCGTTAATCGAATGAAGGAGTGTATAGACCTCTGCAAGAAGGCAGGCTTCAAGCATTGCCTTGGCGAAGTGGGTGCTCCTGGCTATATGCCAAACGCGCTGAAAGCACTCAAGAACGCCCTGATCTACGCCAGAGACAACGGCTCAGACTGCTATGCATGGTGGGCAACCGAGACGGCCAAGGAAAACATCATGAGCCTTGAGGCTGATCGTAATAAGCCCGCTCTGGATGCATTCCGCGAAGTCTTCAAATAGGTGAAGGCCATGACACAGTGGAAGGTAATAGACGCAGAAGGTCGTGCCTTCCTAGTAGAGGCGCAGACCTATGTCCAAGACGAGCAGAGCGCCCGCTTCTATGTGGGTGCCGAGCTTGTTAAGGAGATCCCAAGGGCTGTGTTCGTTGAGAGGGTTATAGAGTAGCCATGAAGAGAATCCCCATCACCTGCGCTAAGCGAATAGCTGAAGAATATGGCTACGACCAAGTGATGATCTATGCCAGGAAGGTTGGTGACTCCGGAGGTGAGCATATGACCACTTACGGAGCGACCAAGGCCCACTGCTCAGCAATGGCAAGGATTGGGGATTTCCTTAAATACAAAATCATGGGCTGGACCCAAGTTAACGAGAAGCCTGAAAAGGTATAACGGCAATGAATTATGGCAGCTCCTAAAGGTAACAAGAATGCCGCTGGCAATAAGGGCGGCGGGAGAGCCTCTTCATTTAAGCCGGAATACGTCGAATGGGCTGAGAAGCTAGCCAAGCTTGGGGCGACGGACGTTGAAATAGCGGACGCCTTTGACGTTTCAGAGCAGACGATCAACAACTGGAAGAAGGCTCATGTGGAGTTTTCTTTAGCCCTGAAAAAAGGCAAGTCATTTGCTGACGCTGAAGTCGCCTCGAAGTTATTCCATCGTGCCACTGGGTACGAACACCAAGACACTGATATCCGCGTTGTGAATGGCGAGATCGTCCAGACGCAGATCATCAAGCACTATCCACCCGATACTACTGCTGCAATCTTCTGGCTGAAGAACAGACAGCCGGCCAAATGGAGAGAAAAGCCTGTCGAGTCTGATCCAGATGATGTAGTGCCGATGCGCGTTGAGGTCACAGTCAAAGATGCCCGTAAACCCGACGCTTAATGTCCCTCAATCGCAGTTCCTGGCACTGCCGCACAAGTTCAAGGCTTTCGTAGCTGGGTTTGGGTCAGGCAAGACATGGGTAGGCTGTTGTGGCCTGTCCAAGCATATGTGGGAATGGCCTCGTATCAACGCGGGGTACTTTGCTCCTACCTATAGCCAGATCAGGGACATCTTCTATCCAACGATGGAAGAGGTTGCTCATGAATGGGGCCTGAAGGTTCTAGTCAATCAGGGCAACCATGAGGTCCACGTCTACAGCGGTCGGGCATACAGAGGCACGATCATCTGCAGGTCGATGGAGAAGCCCCAAACCATCGTGGGCTTCAAGATCGGTCATGGGCTGGTCGATGAGCTGGACGTGATGAACGCCAATAAGGCCCAAGAGGCTTGGCGAAAGATCATTGCCCGTATGCGCTATAAGGTGGACGGGTTAAAGAACGGTGTTGATGTAACCACGACGCCAGAAGGATTCAAGTTCGTTTATCAGCAGTTCGCCAAGCAGGTTCGAGAGAAGCCTGCCATGGGTGAGCGGTACGGGCTAATCCAGGCCAGCACCTATGACAACGAACTGAACCTGCCTGATGACTACATTCCCTCGCTGTTCGAGTCTTATCCTGAGCAGCTGATCAATGCCTACCTGCAAGGCCAGTTCGTCAACCTGACCTCTGGCTCTGTGTATCACACGTACAACCGCAAGCTGAATGCCTCAAGCGAGACCATCCAGCCGGGCGAGCCGTTGTTCATTGGTATGGACTTTAACGTTGGCAAGATGTCGGCCATTGTCCACGTCAAGCGCAATGGCATGCCTCATGCGGTGGAAGAGATCATCAATGGCTATGACACGCCAGACATGATCCGAAAGATCAAAGAGCGCTATTGGTTATATGCCGATGGTGACTATCGGAATACAAGGCAGATCAGGATCTACCCTGACGCCTCTGGTGATTCACGAAAGTCGGTGAATGCCAGTACAACGGACATTGCCCAGCTCAAGCAAGCAGGCTTTGCCGTAATCGCACCAAACTCCAACCCTCCGGTGAAGGATCGCATCAACGCCATGAATGCGATGTTCTGCAATGCCCAAGGGGAGCGCAGATACAGGGTAAATGCCGACAAGTGCCCGACCTATGCCGACTCACTAGAGCAGCAGGTGTGGGGCTCTAACGGCGAGCCAGACAAGACACAAGGCAATGACCATACAAACGATGCCGGTGGGTACTTCATCCACAAGGACTATCCAATCGTTAAGCCGGTCACTTCAATCAATATGGGATTTGCACGCTAATGCCAGACGTCACATACCACAGGCCCGAGCTGACCGCCGCGCTAAGCCGTTGGCGGCTCGTGCGGGACGTCTGCAAAGGCTCAGAGAAGATCAAGGCGGGGAGCTTTCACTACCTGCCTAAACCCAATCCCCATGACAAGAGCGAGGCCAACGAAGAGCGGTTCAAGTCCTACCTTGCTCGCGCAGTGTTCTACAACGCCACAGGCCGGACAAAGAATGGTCTGGTGGGTGCAGTCTTCACAACCTGGCCGACACTCAAGGTTCCTGCGTTACTTGATTACGTCAATGAGGACATCGACGGATCAGGGGTAAGTATCTACCAGCAGAGCCAATCGGTAATCGGTCATCTGCTTGAGACGGGTCGTCATGGGCTTCTGGTGGACTATCCAGCCATCGAAGGCAATGCATCCCTGGCCGACCTACGGGCTGGGCGGGTTCGCGCCACAGTGACGAGTTATGAGGCTGAGTCGATCATCAACTGGCGTACTCGTCTGGTTGGTGGTCAGCACGTCCTGTCTCTAGTCGTACTCAAAGAGCAGTACGAGGAAGAGACTGATGACGGCTTCGGCATCGAGACCAAGGACCAATATCGAGTCCTGCGCCTGGATGATGCCGGCAACTACATCGTCGAGCTTTACCGTGAGAACGGTGGATGGACGCTAGCTGAAGATCCGCGCATGCCTACTGATGGCAGCGGGAAGCCTTGGAAGGAGATTCCTTTCACTTTCCTCGGCTCAGAGAATAACGACGCCAGTGTTGATGATGCTCCGCTGTACGACATGGCTGAACTCAACATTGCCCACTACAGGAATAGTGCTGACTACGAAGACAGCGCCTATCTGGTGGGGCAGCCAATGATCTGGATTGCCGGTCTGGATGAGCAGTGGCGTGACTGGATACAAGAGAGTGGTCTCTACATCGGCGCCCGTACCCCATTTCTGATTCCGCAAGGTGGTTCAGCTGGCATCCTTCAGGCTCAGCCCAATACGCTGGCTAAAGAGGCGATGGATTCCAAAGAGCGGCAGATGGTGGCCTTGGGTGCCCGTCTGATCGAGCAGGGTAGCGGCGCCAAGACCGCCACACAGGAGCAGAACGAGAACGCTGCTGAGCATTCGGTTCTGTCCTTGGTCGTCAGCAACGTATCAGAAGCCTATACGCGGGTCCTTCAGTGGGTAGGCCAGTTCATGAATGCCACTGGAAAGCCTGAGTACACACTCAATCAGAACTTCGTCCGCGTCCAGATTGATTCGAACCTGCTGGCGAACCTGATCAAGGGTGTCCAGGCGGGATTGATTCCTCAGTCCGACTTCTGGCGTCAACTCAGGGATTACCAGCTGATTGATCCCGAGAAGAAAGACGACACGATACGGGATGAGCTGGAGACAGCAAGTCCCGGCCCAGCACTTGATGAGGTAGACGACAATGGCGGCGAATCCAGCGCTGTTTGATGCCACGGTTCGTCACGCTGTCCTGCTCGAAAAGCTGAAGTCCAACGAGGTCGCCAAGTTTGCCCCATTCCTGAAGGAGCTTGACCGCAAGATCAGGGAGAAGCTGAGCGACCCAGACATCACCGAGTACAGCCGTAAGCGGCAGGAGAAGCTGCTAGACCAGATAGACAGTCTGTTGCTGGCTATCTTCTCCCGCTTCACTGACCAACTTCAGCTTGATCTGGTTGACCTTGCCGTCTACGAAGCCCAGTTCGAGGCATCCAGCCTGAACAACGCGGCGGCAGTGGCTACGGCAAGCGTAGAGGCGGCTGTGACGTTTGAGGCGGTGCTACCAGGCGCAGCGGCGATCAAGGCAGCCATCACGACCAACCCTTTATCGGTGCGTGGTACAGATGGCGGCAAGCTACTAGCCAGCTTCATTGATGGCTGGACGCAGACAGAGCGACAACGTGTGGTAGGCGCAGTACGGCAGGGCTTCTTCGAAGGCCAGACCAATACGCAGATCATCCAGGCTATCCGAGGCACAAAGGCTCAGCAGTACAAAGACGGCATTCTGGCTATCACCGACCGCAACGCTTCGGCAGTGGTTAGGACAGCGGTTCAGCACGTAGCCAGTCAGGCAAGGAACGAAACGCTCAAGGCTAATAGCGATGTGGTGACTGAGGTTGAGTGGGTGTCAACCCTGGACAGCCGCACTACACCGCAATGCAAGACGCTGGACGGCCAACGGTTCCCGGTCGATGCAGGGCCAAGGCCTCCGATTCATGTCAATTGCCGGTCAACCATCGTACCGATCACTAAGTTTTCCAAGCTGTTCAGTCAAGGCGCTACAAGGTCCTCTAAAGGCTCTGACGGTGGAAAGCAGGTCAGTGCCAGCGAAACATACTATTCATGGCTTAAAAAACAGCCAAGAGAGTTTATTGAGCAGGCTTTAGGCAAGTCACGAGCAAAGCTGTTTATTGACGGCGGATTGAGTGCCGAGCGCTTCTCTCAGCTGCAGCTGGACAGGAATTTCTCACCAATGACGCTTGAAGAGATTAGACGGCTAGAGCCGCTAGCCTTCGAGCGAGCCGGGATATAGGAACGACCACCCACAACGGAAGAAAAACATGGCAAGAAAGCCATTCCCACACGCTATGGCTGCTTATTACGAGGAGCAGGATAAGCGCAATCAGTTGGAATCGTTCCTGACTACTGGAACAAGCGTATTTACAAAGCACCTGTTTGGCCGGATGAAGCCTCAAGCCGCAGCTAATGCGATCACATTCAATATGGTGATTGAGCTTGAAGCTGAGTTTCTGGGCTTTCGTATCGGAATCCCGAACATCCATACTGCTGCCGTGACGGGCGTTAAAGCTTGCGTAGGCGTAGCTGGAGCTGTCCCGGCTGCTGACTATCAAGTCTTTACCAGTCCTGAAGCCAGTGAATGGATCGATGTCACCTGGAATAACGGTGCCGCATCAATTGACTTACCGGCACGGATTGCTGAGGAACGATACAGCCTGACCTACTCGGACATGATCTACCTGCCCAGTATGCCCAGAACTGATTCAGCATCTGGTCGGCCTCTGGTTATGGTCCGCATCGAGTATCCAGCAGGTTCCACTCTGACGACGCCATACAACGACCTCTACTTCTGGCGTGGCTCATCGGCACCACGGATCTACCGCAGCACGAACCAGGAGGTTCTAGGCGTTACGACCAAGACGGCCTTTACCCAGAATAATATCGTGACCTCTGGTGGCGATACGAAAGCAGTCGTTCCAGCGATCCAGTACATGACGACTAAGCGCGGTCATCAGGTCATGATCATGGGCGACAGTATTCAGGAAGGCTTAGGCGGCCAAGTACGAGATTACGGCGCTATCCAGAGAGCCTGCTATGAGCTGAGCACGCCTGAAAAGCCAATCGAATACTTCAACGCTGGGCTACATGCTCAGGCACCTGACGTATACAGCCGGATGATTGAAGACCACATCGACAAGGTTAAACCCACGATCCTGACATATGCGCCTTGGTCGGGTAACGATGTAGCAGCCAATACAGGCATGACAGTTGCCGCCCAGCGCCGATACAAGGCCTCACTAGGTCGGGTATACGCAGCATTACAGCAGCGCAACATGAAGCCGCTGATCTTTTTCCCGGAAGCAACGCCGGTGAATACGAGTTACCGCAATGTCGGTGCAAATGATCAGATTCGCCGTGACTACAACGCCAAGTTTCTGCCTGGGGTAGTGAACGGGATCGTCATGAAAGGCTATGCCGCCGCCATTACGGGCACGCGAGACGCAGCCGGACAGGATCAGATCAAAGTCGGGCTTACCATTGACAACGTACATCCGAACGACTCAGGTCATGACGCGCTTAAAGAGGTCGTCAAGCCGTATATCCGGATGGCCTTAGACCACATGCAATAAATCCAAGCCTCGGACCTCCGGGGCTTTTTTATATCCGTAGGCAGGGCCTACACATCGTCTCTGGGAGACATCTCCAATGCTCAAATTTGTACTGGACAGCCTTGAAGGGCTGGAACCGGCTCAGGCTGCTATGTACGCCGAAAAAGACGGCAAGTTCTATCTGCAGGTCGAGGGCATTCCTCAACCCCAGCAATCAGAAGACGTGACCGGGCTGAAGGCCAAGCTCCAGGAGTTGCTGGCTGAGAAGAAGGCTGAGGCTGAAAAACGCCGTATAGCTGAAGAAGAAGCCAAGCGTGTTGCAGAAGAACATGCCCGTAAGACAGGCGATGTCGATGCTCTTCAGAAGTCCTGGGAAGAGAAGTACACCAAAGCCCTGACCGACAAGGAGCAGACGCTTGCTTCTCTACAGGCTCAGATTCAAAAGCTGACCGTAGGCGCTACTGCCGCATCCCTTGCGGGCGAACTCGCCGTACAGGGCAGTGCAGGCGTTCTGGAGCGGCTTATTGCTCCACGTCTGAGCATGGAGATCCGAGACGGCAAGCCATCGGTTGTGGTGCTCGACCACGAAGGCCGTCCCACTGCACTGACGGTGGCTGAGTACCGAACTGAAGTTATGAACGATCCGGCATTGGCTCCGCTGATTGCAGGGTCGAGAGCTACCGGCGGCGGGGCTGGTGGTAGCAAGAGCGGCGGGGCCGCAAAGAGCTTTAACCAACTAAGTGGCATGGAGCGAGTAGAGCTCCGCCGTAACAATCCCGCCGAATACGAGCGCCTGAAAGCGCAGTCGGCAGCTCATTAAGGAAATAAGCAATGCCTACCATTCTTTCTGATGTGGTCTTCCGCGACGAACTCCGCGATTACATCAACGTAAACACCTCTGAGCGTACTGCGTTCTTCCAGTCAGGCATCCTGGTTCAGAACAACGACATGGCTCAGCTGCTGGCCAGCCCGTCCAACACCTTCACCATTCCATGGTGGGTGGATCTGGACGCATCTATCGAGTCGAACTACTCGAACGACGTGTACACGGACATCGCAGTGCCGCTGTCTGTGACCAGTGCAAGCATGCAGGCCCGCGCTGCGTACTTGAACGAAGGTTGGAACTGCATGAATCTGGTGAAGAACATCACCAAGCAGGACCCGCTTGAGTTCGTCGCAGGCCGCCTGACCAGCTACTGGCAGCGCGTGGCTCAGCGCCGCACTATCGCAAGCACTATCGGGATCTATAACGCCAACGTCACCAATAACGGTGGCGACATGGTTGTAGCCGCTCCTGGCATTATCGATGCAGCTTCTGTCATCCGTGCCAAGGCCACTATGGGCGACTACACCGGTCAGCTGGGCGGCCTGAGTGTCATCGCTATGCACTCTGCCGTTCAGACCGAGCTGCAGATCCTGAACCTGATTGACTTCACTCCGCTTGCTGACCAAATCCCAGAGTTTGGCCGCTTCCAGGGTATGCGCGTTGTGGTTGATGACAGCATGCCAGTAATCGGCACCGGTGCTGAGGCTCGTTACCTGTCCGTTATCTTTGGCCCGGGTGCTATCGGTTACGAAGAGCAGCAGCCAGCGGGTGAAGATGGCCTTGAGTACGAGCGCGCTCCAGATCGTGGCAATGGTGGCGGCACTGAGACCCTGTGGACTCGCCGTAACTTCGTCATCCATCCGTTGGGCTACAGCTTTACCGGCGCCAAGATCACCGGAACGCCTGGAACAAGCCGTCCTGTTTCGGCTAACTGGGCTGACCTTGCCGACCCCACAAACTGGGCGCGCAAATTCAACCGTAAGGAAGTCCCGCTGGCTTTCGTTACTTCTACTGTATCGGCCTGATCGCATGCTAGCCCCTTCGGGGGCTGGCTGATCTAAAGGAGAAATCGCATGACCATCGAAAAAGACAAGTACATTGACCCGAATAACAAGGCCCGTTGGGGTTTTGGCGGTACGGCTGAAAACATCACCGTAGGTCCTCAGACTGTGGGTGAGACCGGCGGTGTAGAGACGGCTCGCACTCCTGTAAACGAGACAGCTGCGCGCAACAACGGTGGCGGGGCTGACGCATCCACTGCTACCACCCAATTCTCAAGCGACAACCTGACCAAAGATCAGATCAAAGCTCAGCTTGACGCCAAAGGTATTGAGTACAGTGCCACCGCTACCAAAGCCGAACTGCTTGAACTGCTGAACCAGGAGTAAGACATGACGCTCATCATCGAAAGCGGCGCGGGCGAGCCGGACGCAGAGAGCTACGCTACCGCAGCGGAGTTGGTCGCGTATGCCGATAAGTTCGGCGCGACCATTCCTACCGAGGAAGCGGCTCAGGAAGCCTTGCTTCGTCGTGCTGCTCTGGTGATGAACGGCATGAAATGGAAGGGACGGCGCGCTCACGAGGAACAGTCTTTGGCTTGGCCTCGTGAGGGTGTCCAGGTAGACGGCGCCTATAAGCGCTCGAACTACATCCCCCGAGAAATCTTCTACGGGCAGCTGGCACTAGCTACTGAGATTCATGCTGATGACCTAGCGCCTCCTGAAACAAGGCAGGGTGCCGTGATCCGTAAGCGTGTAGAGGGTGCCGTAGAGGTTGAGTACGCGCAGATCACCAATACCACTGGCAGACTGCTCCCGGCGGCGCCTAACCGTCCAAGCCAGACGCAATTTGCCGACTACTTAGACCGCCGCGGCCTCTTTGCTGTGAGGGCTTAGCTATGTCTGACTTCTATGATGAGATGGCAGACGTAGCGCTCGAATTGATCACCGAGTTCGGGCAGACAGTCGCCTTGCAGCGTACAGAACCCGGTGAATACGATCCTGAGACTGGCACCATTGGCGACGGCGTGGCCCAGGAGCAGCCAGCACAAGGCATCCTACTGGAATACACCGGCCAAGAGTTTGAGGCCTCAAGCCTGATTCAGACCGGAGACAAGAAGCTAAAGATTGCGGCCAAAGACCTTGAATGGCCGCCACAGCTAGCAAACAAGGCTGTCGTTCAAGGTCGAACTTACAGCGTCATTAACGCTGGAGAAACCAATCCAGCCGGGACTCCGCTGATCTACACATTGCAGGTGAGGGCATGAGTAGCAATACATTCTCTCTTGCTATTCGTGAATGGGCAGAGAAGGTTGGTGGTGCCTTGGACGATGTTTGTCGATCGATAATTATCGACGCTGGTTCTTCGTTGATTCGTATGTCACCGGTCGAAAGTGGCCGATTTCGTGGTAACTGGCAGTTCAGCATTGAAACCCCTCCTGCCGGGGTTCTTGAGGTGCAAGATCAAGACGGCAGAGAAACCATTCAAAAGCTTGTGGCCGAGGCGAATACATTCAACGCTGGGCAAGTGGCGTACATTATTAATAATCTCCCCTACGGTCCTCTCCTGGAATATGGCGGCTACAACGGGCCTACCGATCTCGTTACAGATCAAGGGTTTAGTCGCAAAGCTCCAGAAGGCTTCGTTCGGATCACACAGGCCAGATTTCAGAAGATAGTCAGGGATGCAGCGGCGGAGCATAAAGTATGAGCCATAGACTTTGCCGAGAACTCTTTGAATCACGCCTCGCTGGATGGGCAAAGACTAAAGGCCTGCGAGTTGCGTATCAGAACGTTAATTTCCAACCGAACTCCGGTGAAACATACCTGACCGCCACTCTGCTTCCGGCGCTGACTGATTCGCTCACACTGTCCGGCGACCACAGAGAGTACACCGGCATATTCCAGGTCAGTGTAGTGACTCCGGCAGGGAAGGGTGCCGGGGCAGGGGAAGCCCTGGCGGATGAGCTATCCGCTCTTTATCCGCTGAATGACCGCCTTAGCAAGGGGGCGTTTGTCGTCCAGATCATCACGCCTGTAGCTGTGGCTAGGGCCATCCCGCAAGACACGACCTTCACAGTGCCAGCGTCCTTCACCTATCGCGCTGACACCGAAGCCTAATCCGCCCGTTGGGGCAACACCAAGACCCGCCATTGAGCGGGTTTTTTCATTTCTGCAATGAGGAAAACGCAATGGCTTATCGCCTCCCTAACGGCTCAACGATGGAAGTTGGTGCGACCTACGGCACCGCTGTGGCCGTAACCGCTGTAACGAATGCCAACCCTGCCGTTGTCACTGCTGCTGGTCATAGCTTGGATGAAGGCGACATCATCGTATTCACAAGCAGTTGGACCAGACTTAACGACCGTCCATTCCGTGTAGCAAATCCGACTGCGGATACATTCGAGCTTGAGTCAGTTGATACCGCTAACACTGCGGTTTACACAGCAGGCGGCGGCGCTGGCTCTGTGCGTCAGGTTTTGACATGGGTTGAAGTCACCCAAATCACCGATGTAGCGACGTCAGGCGGTGAGCAGCAATTTGCCACTTTCGGCTTCCTTGCTGAGGATGAGGACCGTCAGCTACCTACAACCAAATCAGCAATCAGCATGACGCTTACCGTAGCTGATGACCCAACCCAGCCCTATGTGCCGGTAGTAGAGGCTGCTGATGAAGATCGTGAGCCTCGCGCATGGCGTCTCAATCTGCCTAACCGCTCGCGGATTCTTTACAACGCCTACACATCCATGAGTGCCACGCCGACCTTGGGCCGTAATAACCTGATGACGCGCACTGTAACCCTGTCATTGGCTGGCCGTCCCGTCCGCTACGCCGCATAAGGTGATCCATGAGTAAGAAGTTCAAGCTAGACCCTAACCCGACCTTTGATGCCGCTGTGCAGGTTCCGGTACACGGTAAAGGCACGGAAAGCGTCCGCTTCACCTTCAAGCACATGACCAAGGACGAGCTGGCAGAAGTATCTGCCAGCGCCAAGGACATGACTGAAGTGGAGTCGATCAAAGCGGTAACGGTGGGATGGGAGCTGGAGGATGAATTCAACGATGAAAATATCCTTCGCTTGATCCAGAACTACCAGGGCGCCGGGAAGGCAATCATCTCTACCTATCTGGATGAGATCCGTCAGGCACGAATGGGAAACTAAGGGACGCTGCCCGGGCGCTTTATGAGCGTAGTGACGAGGAGGGGCTTGCGGCTATGGGCCTTTTCCTCTCCGACCTGGACAGCGATGATGTTCTGGTCTGGCCGGATAATTGGGATTCGTTCACCGTATTTGAGGCTATGGGTACCCAATGGCGCACCGGTGGTTGCGGAGCGACTGGCCTGGACTACGGCGTTCTGCCTGAAGTGATGCGCCTATGCAGCGTGAAGAAGAAACGACACCCTGATATCTTCTATGACATCAGGGTTATGGAAGCGGAGGCGCTAAGGGTTATGGCTGAGCAGAGGGCTGCGGAATGAGGCTTTCATGGGCTTTAATATTTATCGCAGGTATATGGGCCTTCGCTCAGCTAGTTTCAGCGCTTACCCCGCTCGCGCTCGCATTCATCAAATAGGGTTTGCAGGTTGAGCCAGAACTCAACAGACGTTCCGAAGTGTTTAGACAAAGATGTAGCTATAGCAGGGGTTATATTCTGATGCTCTTGGCAAAGGCCTTCTATGGTCTCTAGCGGCAAATTCGTAGAGGCTGCCATGAGGGGAGCCGATAAGCCTAAAGGCACCATGAACTCTTCACGAAGGATTTCTCCCGGATGGATGTTTGGTAGGTTTTTGTCACTCACCGGCTATTCCTTTTCGTGAGAAGTGGAGGCATCTTGCGTAAGTTTTGATAGCTAACTGGCGACGTTATCGCAAGAAAGAGTATGAAAATAGAGAAACGCAACCTGTTTACTGAAATGATGAGCGGCATGGACGAGATGAAGGCTCAGCGTAAAGGCAAGATTACGCTTCGTCAGTATGCCGTTGAGATAAAGCCAGTAACTGAGGTTGAGCCTGAGAAAGATTGCGACCTTACAAAAGGTCACAACAACCCAGATGAGCGCGCCTGGAAACAGCCTAAGCGCTAAAGACTCCTTTATCTGAGCCGATACCAGTAAGGATTCAACAAAAGGTTGATATTACAACCATGAGTTGAAACAAATTACGCTCTGTATTAGTCTTACTGATATCACAGGCCGTGATGTTCGGCCTTAGAAAAACCACGGCATGGCTGTGGTTTTGTTGTCTTTGGGGGTTATAACATATCCCCTTTAGTTATCGATCCTCTAGGAGGATGTTATGACAATGATAGCTATCAGAGCACAAGATCGTGTGGATCCGAGCCCTGTATCTCGAAAAGATCGAGTAAGACCTACTTATCTAACTGATGAAGTCTTGAGCCGGGCTGCCGAAAGAGCAGAGCAGCGGATTCTTAGCCGAATTGATAAGAAGCGCGGTTGATGGTTTATGTCCTTCTGGGCAGAGATCTGCTGCACGACTTAGGAGTAGAGGCCAGTCTTGAATTGGCTGAAGAATTCCAGCAGTACAAGCTAGGTATGGTTAGTTTTGGCGGGACATTTGGCAGAGATAAACCATTCTCCTGGCCGCAAGAGGTAGTTGAACAGGAGCTTTGGCATGTGCATCTTGAAGAAGACGCTGTCGTAAAGACTTGGGACTACCTCTCTGAGAATTACCAGAATCGCGGGTTTACTCAGGATAACTATACTTCGGACAAGATTCTTGTGTACGGCCAAGCCTGGGACGTACGCTATAGCCCCTATATCCTAATCGCAATCTTGAACCCTAACGGCCATGCGAAAATGGAAGATATAGAGGTTCTGGCGGTCCTAGCAGAGCAGTATGTCGAAGAAAAAGACCATTTTTCGGCAGATCCGGAAGGTAATCACCCGTTAATGTGTCCACCAAAGAATCTATAAGCCCAGCGCCTGACTGGGCTTTTTTATGCCTCCCATCTCGACAATAAACCCGGTTTAGGCTGGGTTTTCGCGCTTTCCTGAGATATGGTTCTCATTTTCTCGGGAGGTCGTATGAAGTACAAAGTTCTAGCTCTTGCTATGTCGTTGCTCATTACTGGTAAAGCAATGGCTGCGGATAGCCTGTCGGAGCTGCGAGAGGTTACTAGTAAGTCATGGAGCAGCTGTTCATATTCAGCGGTAATTGCTGGAACGGTATTCGGCTCCCTTGAATACTTTGACAAAACTGTTTCCTGTGTTTCGAACGATAAAGAAAAGGCGCTGCCGCTTTATAAAGCCGCGGTTAGCTCGACCAAAAAGCAGGCACTGAAGGACTCCCTGAAGAACTATTACGTAAAGTGGTCTTCTTCTATGCAGTCGCTTGATAGCCTGCAGCGTCAGCCGAAAAATACTATTGAGGCTACCAAAACAGATTTTCAGCAAAAGATAAATGAAGCCTGGGAATTAGTTGAGCTAGAGAAATAGAGGAATTTTTATAACAAGACCCGCTTCGGCGGGTTTTTTATTGCCCGGAGAAACCATGGCAGATATCGCAACTCTTGGCCTGCGCGTTGATTCCAGCGAGGTTGAGCGCGGCTCAGAGGCCTTAGATAAACTTGCTCGGTCAGGCGAAAAAGCAGAAAAGGCGTCACGAAAGTTTGAGGAGTCAACTGAAAAGGCAAAAGAATCAATCAAGTCTGAGAAAGACGAGATTGCTCGCCTGCTTGGACAGATTGACCCAACTACCAGGGCTTTCGAGCGTCTTGACCAGCAGGAGCGAAAACTCTACCAGCTTCGCGCCTCTAACAAGCTCGATCTTGATACGTACAGTCAGTATCGAAAAAAGATCGACGAAGGTCGGGATGCCCTAGCTCGCGCTAACGATAGTCTTACCCGTACGGGCAATACAGCCAAGCAGACAGCGAATGCTTTGCGCGGTGTGCCAGCCCAGTTCACCGATATTGTCGTATCGCTTCAAGGTGGTCAGCAGCCTTTAACGGTCTTCCTGCAGCAAGGTGGACAGCTTAAGGACATGTTCGGAGGCATTGGGCCTGCCGCTCGCGCTTTGGGTGGCTATGTCCTTGGACTAATAAACCCTTTTACTGTTGCCGCTGCGGCAGCAGCAGCTCTTGCATTTGCCTATAAGCAGGGCAGTGACGAAGGTACTGCTTTTCAGAAAGCCTTAGTTTTAACGGGAAACCAATCAGGCCAAACTGCCGAGGGCTTGGCTTCACTTGCCAAGCAAGTTAGTGCTGTAACGGGCACGACTGGGGCGGCGGCGGATGCCCTAGCTAAGATTGTTTCGACTGGAAGCCTTGCCAGCGATCAGTTTAAGAATATAGCAATAGCAGCTGTAGCGTTTGAAAGCGCAACTGGCCAGGCAGTAGAGGATACCGTAGCGCAATTTAAGAGGCTTGCTGATGATCCTGCTAAGGCATCCGCGGCCTTGAATGAGCAATATCATTATTTAACTGCTTCTGTTTACGAACAGATACGCGCCCTTGAAGAGCAAGGGGATAAGGTCGGCGCAGCTAATCTAGCTGAAGAGACTTACGCTAACGCACTCAAGGTTCGCTCGGAGAGCATCAAGCAAAACCTTGGTTATATAGAGTCAGCATGGGATTCGATTAAATCGAAAGCCAAGGCTGCTTATGACGCCATGCTTGATGTGGGGCGCGAGCAGACACTTGATGAAAAGATATCTTCTCTCCAAAAGGATATAGAAGCAGCCCAGAACTCACGCGCAAAGAGCTACAAAGACCAAGCAGCTGGACAAGGCGCTTATACACCGCCTGCTCAAATTGCTGCAATGCAGACAAGGTTGCGACTTCTTCAGCAAGAGCGCGATGTTCAGCAATCAGCCGCAGAAGCTAATGGTAAGTCAGTCCGTGCAGAGCAGCAGTCTATAATTGGCAGCAATGAGCTGCATTCAAGATATCTTGCAGGGCTAGACAGGGAAGCAAAGAAGAAACTAGAGCTTGAGAAGATAGATCGTGCGCGTGCCGAAGCACTAGGCGGTAAAAATGTAGATATAGCTCAAATCAATCGTGAGTACGAGGTAGCTCGTAAAAAGATTGAAGAGGACTACAGTAAGTCGGCACCTAAAACAAAGATTTATCAAGATGATGCTGCCGTACGTATGCTTCAAAGCTTACGCAGTCAACAGGCGGCACTCCAAGAGCAGTTAAGTACGACCACTAAGCTTACCGCCTCTCAGCGCGAGCTAGCCAAGTTCGAGCAGATCATTGCTGATTTAAAGAACAAAGGGACTTTAACTGCCGATCAAAAAAGCTTACTTGCCAACCAAGATCAAATTAAAGCCCAGCTTGAAAAAAATGTTGCCCTAGATAATGAGTTAAGTAAGCGCAGCCTACTCTTAAAGCTTTCTGAAAGGGCCTTACAGCTAGAACAGTCTATGGCCTCTTCGTTAGCTTCCAGGCAAGAGCAGTACGACAGGCAGCTACAAGGCGCAGGGCTAGGCAGTCAGGCTAGAGAGCGTATTGAGGCTCAGCGCTCTATCTATAGGGAGTTCCAGCGCTATCAGGAGCAGCTCGACAAAGCTACGCCTAAAGATGCCTTGGGATCTGAGGAATATAAGAGAGCCTCTCAAAGTATTCAGGACAGCCTGAACACAGCCTTGCAGGCAAACCGAGACTATTACAATGCTTTGGACAAGCAGAACGAGGACTGGTCAGTAGGGGCTAGCGATGCCTTCAATGATTATCTAGACAGTGCTCGTAACGTTGCAGGCCAGACTCGTGACATGTTCTCCAATGCCTTCAGAAACATGGAAGACGGCATTGTTAACTTCGTAAAGACTGGAAAGTTGTCCTTTAAGGACTTTGCAAACTCGCTTGTTGAAGACCTCATTCGCATCCAAGTACGGCAAGCGGCAGCTGGCCTGCTTAGCTCTGCCTTCAGCGGTGGCAGCTCCTTGTTTGGTGGCGGTTCAGCAGCTCAAACCTTTGCGACCTCATCCGGCACGACATCTGGTATGACTTTCGGCGGTGGCCGAGCTGTAGGCGGATCGGTAGATCCAGACAAGTTTTACGAAGTTAACGAGAAGGGACCTGAGCTGTTCAGCCAGGGAGGCAAAACCTACCTAATGAGCGGGGCTCAGGGTGGGTACGTCACTCCAATAGCCGACACGGGCAGGCTTTCTGCTCAAGCGAGAAGCAGCAGCGCGGAATCTTCATCAACAGGAATGGCGGTCCACCAGACCTTCCACGTAAACGGTGATGTCAGCCCAGAGACGATCGCAATGATACGGCAGTCATCAAAGCAAGCCGCTACAGAGGCGCTGCAAATGGTCCATAGGGATTTCAGACAAAACGGGCCTTTGCGTCAGTCGCTTAGCCGCTAAGTAGTTCAGGAGAATTAGATGGCTATTCAGTGGCCGGTATCCATTCGCCCCAGCGAAATGACCTGGGGCATCGTTTATAACAACCGCGCCTTCACCTCAACGCTATCCAATGCCCAACAGGTAGTGGGATATCCCGGCGCCTATTGGCAATGCACGCTGACCTTTGGCGTGATGACAAGGCAGATGGAGCGCGAGCTGACGGCGTTTCTGGGTCGGCTACAGGGTATGTATGGAACGGTATACCTCCCAGCCTTTACGAGGCGAAGGGGTGACAATATCGGCGCGCCGGTAGTGGTGACTGCTAATGCGCAGGCTACGACCATACTGCTGCAGGGCGTAACGGCTAGCCGCAAGGTCTTCAGCATGGGCGATTACATCACTATAAACGGGGAAATGTTCGAGGTGGTTGATGATGCTGCCTCTACGTCAGGTGGCCGTGTTCAGCTCAACCTAAACAAGCGCATCCGTAAGGCTGTGCCAGCAGGGACAGCGGTCGAGTACCGCAACCCTTATTCCGAGATGCGCCGCATGGATGACACCAACCAACTGAACATCCAACGGGTGGTATCCAGTGGTAGCTTCCAGTTCAGGGAGGCTTTCTGATGCCAGCTTCGTTTCCTTTCAGTCAGAGCGTGGTGGACATCATCGCGCAAGGCAACTTCATGGCGGTGTATGCCTGCCAGCTGGACTTCGCAGACGGCACGGTATACGCCCACACGGGCACCGGACAGATCGTAATCGACGGCATCACCTATGACGGGGTGGGTACGTTTGGTGAAGTGGGGCAGTCGCAGGAAAGCGACAACTCGCAGTCGCCTATGACTGTTGAACTGACCCTAACCGGCCTGGATGCCTACATCTTGTCAGAGACGAACCTAAGAGGCTGCCGAGGTCGCTCGGGCAAACTGATGTTTGTCGTGTTCGACCAGGTGGGCAACTACGCAGCTGACATTCTGTTCAGCGGGCGTATGGACGCGGCTCAGTTCTCTTTTGGTGGCAATGGTAGCGATGGCAACACGATATCCGTACCCATCATTGACCGCATGGCTGAGTGGAGCCGTACCGGCACCGAGCGCTGGACGGATGAGAATCATCGAGCCAGACATCAAGACGATCGCTTCTTCTACGCCGTAGCTCAGTTGAGCGAAGCACCGATCTACTGGGGCAGTTCCAAGGACGCTCCATCATTCAAATACGAGTAACGCATGCGCTATCGAGACTGGACAACCCGTTTGTACGACACGATCAAGGCCGCCACTGAGCGGCCTTTTTCATGGGGCGAATTTGACTGCTGCCTGTTTGCGGCTGACTGCGCCAAAGCCATATGCGGTGTTGATCCAGCCGAGAAATACCGTGGCAAGTACAAGACCGAGACCGGCGCCAAGCGTGCCCTGGCCAAGAATCACGGCAGCCTTGAGGGCGCGTGGGATGCCTGCTTCGAGCGAGTCAACCCGGCCTTTATGCAGCGGGGCGACGTTGTGCTGTACGAAGGGGTAAATGGACGAAGCGTGGCGGTGTACTGGGCTGGTGACTGTTGGTCAACGGCAGAAGATGGGGTTAGTCGTATCGACTGCACTCCGCTGGTGGTCTGGAGAGTTGAATAATGGGTAAGGCAGTCAAGTCAGTTGCTCAGGTGGCAGTCGGCGCAGCTATTGGCTATGCCACAGGCGGATGGAAAGGTGCTTTGGTGGGTGGGGCGGCGGCGCTGTATGCCTCCAGCCAGAAGTCAGCAAAGGTCAAAGGTAGCTCCAGCGAGCCTGCTGCGCAGACGGTGCGCTCATCCAAAGCACCGGCCCGGTTCATTCTTGGGCAGGCTAGTACCGGTGGCGTTTTGGTATGGGCGCAGGAAGAGGGCGGTGCCCAGGGTGACGGCGAATGGTTGCACTTGGTCTATGTACTGGCTGAGGGCGCTATTGATGGCGTATCCGAGATCTACCTGAACGAGGAAGCCATTGCTTCGTACGGCGATTACGCTAGCTATGAGGTGGTCATCAATCCCACAGGCGTGAACGCCTTCCTCAAAGCCAACTGCCCAGACTGGAAAGACTCCCAGATTGGCCGTGGCCTGTCTTACGTTCGTCTGTCGCTTCGCTACAGCGCCGAGAAGTACCCGTCCGGCATTCCGGACGTGCGCTTTGTCGTGCGGGGTCGAAACGACATTTACGATCCGCGCCTTGGCGGCAATGTGTTCAGTCAAAACACAGCGCTGCACATCCTCTGGTATCTGCGTAATCGTTGCGGTATTCCAGACGATGAGATCATTTTTGAGACATTTCTGAGTGCGGCCAACGTTTGCGATGAGTTGGTAGGCAATGCGGACGGCTCTAGCAGCAACCGATACCACACTGGCTGCGTCATCGGCGCTGATGAGCCGCGCACCCAGGTCCTGCAAAAGCTTGAGCAGTCCTGTGCTGGTCGGCTGATCCGTGTCGGTGGCAAGTGGATGCTGCAGGCCGGTGCTTATTATGGTCCTGCTGACTTCGAGATCACCGAAGACATGGTGATCGGCACTGTCTCTGGCAGCAGCGAGGTGGATAACGACTCTGCTGTAAACGTCATTACCGGTACATTTATTGATCCCAGCCAGTCCTGGGCAGAAACGGACTATCCGGAAGTAAGGGTAGATGAGTGGGTGCAGGCAGATGGCGGGGAGTCCTCCGAAACGCTGTCTTTCTCCTACGTGACCGATTCCTATCAGGCGCAGCGACTGGCTAACATTGAGCTGCGGCGGCGCAGGGCAGGTGGATCGCTCAGCATTCCTCTGAACTTTAACGGGTATAACTGCCGCCCCGGTCGTGTCGTGCGGGTGAACCTGCCGTCGCTCAACATAAGCGGCGAGTTCATCGTTACCGATTGGACTATGGGCGCACTGGATGGCTGTACGGTTACGGTATCGCAGTACGAGCCGGCCATCTTTGATGATGCGGTAGGGCAGCCCTATAACCCCATCGGCTTCATTAGCCTTCCTGCGGGATCTGTTGGCTCGCCTTCCAATCTGACTTGGTCGATAGAGACCCTGGCGGAGGTTACCCAAGGCGTATTGTCTTGGACGGCTCCAGCCTCAGTAGTGAGCTACTACAACGTCGTGGTGCGGCAGGCTGGTAAAGCTGTTCAAGCCATTCAAGTTCCTGCAAGCGCGACGCAGTGCAATATTAACGGGCTGGTATCTGGTAGCTACACCATGAGCGTATCGGCTCAGGGTCCGCTGGCACGTTCCGGTGAAGCGACAATCACGGTCAATATCGACGGCCCTCCAGTTCCTGAAAGCTGCGCGGTTTATTCAACTGTTGATGCGATCACGCTGGTTCCGCGAAACACGGCCAAGAGCCTTAACGGCGGGACGTATGAATATTACGTTGCGCTAACGGCTAGCGTTCCAGCGGAGCAGGCCACGTACATTGGCCAAGGTTTGAGCCTGACGCATAACGGGCTTTCTTTCGATACTCCATATCACTACTACGTCCGCTCAGTTAATGCATATGGTCGTAGCGGGTTTTTATACGTACCGGCGCGCACCTCGGCAGATGTAGGCCAGTACTTAAAGATGCTGGAAGGCAAGATTACCCGAAGCCAGTTAGGTCAGGGGCTGCTGTCCGAAGTCGACAAAATCGATAGCATTCAGAAGCAGGTTCAGAACCTGAGCGATGCGCTGGCTTATGATCCTGCTGTGGCGTACGCCCAGAATGATGTTGTAAGGCAAGGCAGGCGACTGTTTCAGGCGAGGAAAGCAGTCCCGGCCTCGGCTGATGGGAAGAATGCGCCGCCTAACGATACCTACTGGCAAGATATTGGTCAGGTCGTTACTCAAGCCGGGGCTTTAGCTGCCCAAGTAACACAGAACACAACCGATATCTCAACGGTAAACAACAAACTCACTGCACAGTCGAGCAGAACAGAATCCCTATATGCCCAGATCACGCCAGATCTTACGGGTGATCCGGATTGGTATGTAGGTGAAGAAACCGTCTATGCCGGTACTGTCACGGTTCAATCAGTAGCGGCTGATGCGACCAGGGCTGTAGCCCAGCGGGTTGATACTGTTGAAGCGGGTGTAGGTAGCAACGCAGCCGCCATCCAGACAAGCCAGCAAGCTATAGCAACACTCGATGGCAAAGTCTCGTCGTCGTACACCGTTAAAACCGAGATCACAGCCAATGGGCAGCGCTATGCAGCTGGTTTTGCGCTGGGTGTCGATTACTCAGGCGGTACGGTCACCAATCAGTTCCTGGTTATGGCTAATCGATTTGCAGTGCTCAATAACGATGGCAGCAATACAACGCTTCCGTTTGTGATTGAGAACGGGCAGACGGTGATCAACTCTGCATACATCGGGACTGGTCGTATCACCAACGCCATGATTGGAGATTTCATCCAGTCAAACAATTACGTGGCTGGGCAAACTGGCTGGCGAATTAATAAAGACGGCACGTTCGAGATCAATGGCATGGTCGCTGGCCAAGGACGCATGGTCATCAACTCGCAAAACATCTCTCTCTTTGACGCTAACAACATCCTGCGCATGCGGATGGGATGGTTAGGCTGATGGCTTATGACTTCGTAATTAACGATCCGCAGGGGCGACGCATCCTTGATGGCTCCCGCTTTTCTGTGCGGGTCATCCATCGGGCCATCGTGACCAATACAAGCCCCAACTTTGTATACGGGATGATTTATGACGTACCGGGCAACCTCGGGAGTAATTCCATGATCTGGGTACAGGCATATGACAGTACAAGCACGATTCCGCCGTACACAGTAAGTGGTAACCGGGTCACGATGAACATGATTGGAAGCCAGAGGGTATGGGTAATGGCGGTGTCGTTCGGATGAGCTACGGAATCCAGATTTTCAATGATGCCAGCCAGCTACTAATTGACAGCGATAACTCGCTATTGCACTGGGTATTTACCGCTCAGTACACCATAGGCCCCAATACGACGCGAGCGGTTACGATTGCTTGGCCTCAAGCGATTACGACACAGCTGCCGCCACTGGTGTTTCAGAAACTTCAGGCCGGTGCATATGGTTGTGGCAACTTTCGGTATGTCGGTTCGGCCGGTAACTGGACAGGCATGACTATTAACCCGGATATCGTAGGAACTACCCAGACCTATACCTACTGCGTAGCGGTCTTCATGCCGCCCAGGAGTTCCCAGACTTACGGAGTGCAGCTGTTCGATGCTACAGGTCAGCTCATCTTGGATAGCGGCTATTCCACCATGGTTTTCCAGTTTGCTACCCGAAGCTATACCCGCACTGGCCCTAGCAATCAAACTGGCTACAACCGAACGTGGACTTGGACGACTAACACCAGCTACTCGGTCAGCCCCAACAGCTATGTGCTGATTTCCAACTTTACAGGGTATCTCTTTGATGGGGCGGGAACCGGCAACGTAGCAAGCTTTGGTTATTACCGGGCTACGGCTAACCAGGCGCAATACATTCAGAATTACGACATGTATGGCGACGTTTCCGGCAACAACCCCAACTTCAACTGGCCCTTCATTTACGCCATTCCTTCCCACGAGCTGTAGGCAAAACCCCCATGCCAAGACAAGTAATCGACCTAACTACCGTTCAGTCGAACGGGAAAAAAGGTGAGTCAGCTATTGCTGCCTTTACCAAAATAAACAGCATGACACAGGAGCTATATAACGTTCCTGGAGTGCTTGGATTTACACCCGTTCAGCAGGGGACAGGAAGCGGCCAGCTAAGCAATGCCATCAAGATTGGCTGGAATGGCACTTTCGTTACGGTAGTGGTTGATTCCACTAACTTTGGCGCAGTCCTTACAGCAGGCTATTTCGCCAGTGCTATCACTTTCGGTGCTGTCGGCAGCTATGCCTTCCTTCGCAATATCGACAATCCAGCTGCTATTACTGTTGGGCAAAACGTTAACGGCTCGACCATGGCCTACTCGGATTCCCTCGGCAATGTTGTTGGTCGCCCCACCGGCACTTGGCGATGCCACGGCTATATGGCCGCTAACAACGCCAACTCAGTCAGCCTATTTCAAAGGGTCGCATGATGAATTACACCCAAGTATCTAACGTCCGTTACGCGACAGCTGACGGCTCCCTGATCAATATGGATGTGACCTTTGAAGGTTTAGGGCGGGTTCCATTTACCGCCTCGATGGCTGAGGGTGAGCCTGAGTATGCTCATGAGCTGTATCGAAGGGCGCTGGCCGGCGAATTTGGTAAGGTCGAGCCTTATGCTGAGCCAATCAAGACCCAGGAAACTATGGCGGCTTTAGTCGACGCGGAAAGAGATCGACGGATCGATGCCGGTTTCACATTCAAGGGGAAGTTGTACCAAACACGGCAGACTGATCGAGAGAACATCGCTGGTGCTTCCCAGATAGCATTCATGGCGATAGTGGGAGGAGCAGAGGCAGGGGATTTGCGTTGGGCTGACCCTGACAATGATTACGTCTGGATTGCAATGGATAACACACTGACTCCTATGGATGCGCAGACGGTTGTTGAGTTTGGAAAGGCCGCTGCAGCACGTAAGACGCAGCTCATCTATGCAGCTCGCGAACTAAAAAACCAAACGCCGGTTCCAGTTGACTATGCAGATGATAAGTGGTGGCCTTAATGTTCAATACGAAATTCTTTACGGCATTAGGCTCACTGTTTACATCGCTACGAGATAGGACCAGTGCGCTCTCAGACGCACAAAGCAAGCTTGCTCAAGCGCAGAGTCAGCTAGCCCTGACCAATCAACAGCTCACCGATACAACCACAAAGCTTGCTCAAACAACACAGACCTTGGCAGCGGGGCAGGTCACAACCTATACCGGCAAGACAGGAACCGATGGGTTGATTGTCATTGACTATGCATCGTTAGGGCTCAAGGTAGCTCCACGGATTAGCTTTGTGCCGCGTCTCGCGAAGGCAACTGACAGCCCTGTCTTCGTGAATATGGTGGGCTCACCTACGTTATCAAAGGTGACCATTCAGGCGAGGATGCAAACCTCTGTTGTTGGCCTTCTTCCTCAGTACGTGGCGGCAGCCAATATTGAGTTCGATGTATTTGTCAGGCCGGTGGCAGCATGAGGTGGATCGAGCCGGCAGTAACCGAGCGGGGCCATTTCGCTACCAACCTGACTGCTGAGCAGTACGGCCGCTGGACGTGGCAGCTAACGTCCCCTCTTATATATAGAGACCCCAAGTACGATACGATCACCGTGCCTACTGGGTTCGTGACTAACTTCGCCTCTATCCGCAGTCTTAGGCTAATCGCTAATCCCATATACGCTACGTTGTCCGGTTATGGGAATGCAGCCTGCACTATCCATGACTACCTGTACGAAGGCAGCAGCCTTAACCGTAAAGAGTGCGACGCGGTCCTTTACCGGGCGCTCAGGGCTGAGGGCGTAGCGCGATGGAGGGCGATCCTCTTCTATATAGGAGTGAGGCTAGGCGGCCAAAGTCATTACAAGACCCCGACAAGCTCGGGGTTTTCTTCGTCTGGGTAGAGACAATAGCTTGTACCAAATTCTGTACCACTAGGAGGGGATTTGAGGGGTTATGCGGGGTGCCCGTCTGCGCTGGAATCCCCTCTGCGGAGCATGAGCCATACTCCAGCAATGCCGCACATGTGCTGCGTGACTTTTGCGTGACATTCTCACGCACTTGTCGGCATCTATAGGCATCAGGTTGCAGCGAGCGCCCGTAGATACTGCGGTTTGGCTAGGTTTGGTATGCCCCTGCGTGCATGGGGTGCAAGGGGTCGAGTGTTCGAATCACTCCGTCCCGACCAATGAACATCAGCATTAGAGGCCGGTTATCGATACCCGGCCTTTTTTGTGTGCGTGACTTTTGCGTGACTTCTCATGATTTCATGCCCTCATGAAATCACCAAATAGCTTTTTGGCCGCTTCTTGATATGCTGCCGATGCTTCTTCAGCGCAGAGATATACTCCAAGGTTGATTTGCTTGCGGTTTACTACTATGTAGGCTCTGAACCGTTTGCTCGTTTTGATCTGACTGACGCCTTTGAAGCCAGTCGTATTGTTCTTCCGCATCCCTGTGTTTCGTGATTGCTCTAATCTAGTCGCAAACCTTAAGTTAGATTTACGGTTATCTAGCGTATCGCCGTTTATGTGATCAACCTCTACCCCGGCAGGCGCATTCATAATCAGGCGATGCATTCGTATGTATCGGAAGACTCCGTTTTCTTCTTTTCGAATACGTGCATATGGGAGTTTTGAGTTTCCCTCGCCCATATATGTTACTCCCCATTTGTATCCAGCCAGCATTGCCACATCCTCTGGGTCGACTTTGCACTTCATTCCGGGATACATCTTGGTTGACACATCTATCTCAACATAGCTTTTATCCATTACGCTCTCCTTTTTAGGATCGTAAGCGTCGGGCCACGAGAGTCGGTTACTGATATTCTGTTTGAGGCTTCTATTAACTGACCTAGCTCTGCGCCCGAATAGTGGCTTGTAATGCTACCGTTCTTGTGGCCAAGTAATGCTTTCCGGTCCTCTTCAGATACCCCTGCCGCTTTAAGCCTTCTTCCAAAGCTGTGTTTTAAATCATGCACGCGAATTGACCGAAACCCAGGGTGAGCACTGGTCTTGTGTATTTGCTCCCACTTGTCAGCTGCTCTGACCCTGGCCTTCTTCCATGCGCTGTCATTCATCCTGTGTACTGCTGTTGGACCCTTTTCATCTGATACCCCGTAAGGGAATACCCATATCGGATGCAAACCACGCTGACCATCAATGACCGACATCGCTACGGTATTCAGGACGACCAAGCGTTCGTCTCCATTCTTAACGCCCGACTTATCATGTCGCCCGCCAAAGCCTGCTGGAATCAGAAATACACTGGTTCCAATCTCTGGCACCTTGATCTCCCATTCCCATCTCAGCTTGCACACTTCCTGCTCCCTGCATCCAGTGTTGACCTTGTATAAGGCCATGCGCCGCAGATGATCGGGTAACTCAGCAAAGAGAATCGACTGCTCCTCCCATGAAAGCGGGTAGGGCTTACGTGCTGCCTTCGCCTCATCCAGCTTCTTGATCATGGGCACGGCATCCAGCCAAGGCCGCTTCTCTTCATCCCGCCACTTCCGTGCACACAGGTTCAAGATCCTGATCACTCGTTCCAGTGCGATATTCACCGTCCTGGCTGATACGCCATCCGCTTCCAGCTTGTGCCTGATAAAAGGCTCAAGCGCTTCGTCGTCGATGTGGGTGAGGGGTATCGAGCCAATGAAGGGGTGTAGCTGCTTCAGGTATTGCACGGTCAACTGAATAGACGGCTGATCCTTGAACTCCTTGATAAACCTCGCTGCGGCTTCCTCCCACAGCCTTACTTGTCTGATCCCATATACCTTTTGCTGCCTCAGCTGTTCCAGGCGGTGGATCAGATAACGTTCGGCTTCTTGCCGGTCACTGACTCCAGTGCTTTCATAAAGTCGTACTCCGTCGACCTTTTTGTCGATATGCCAGATCCCGTTTCTTTGCGAGAGACCTGTGATCGTTTTTCGCGCCATGGCTTAACTCCTGTCCGGCGCTCGCTGCGGGCGGATTGTTGCCCCGTAGCGCCTTTCTTTTCAATCGCTGCCCGCTCAACGTATGCATCTGCCCAGGCATCCAACTCTTCTCGGTCGAATCCGACGCCCCGCATTCCTATGGGAAATTCCCGGACATGGGGCCTAACGGTCTTGTTGAACTCATCCCGGCACATGCCGAGGTAGCCCGGCGCGTCACCGGCTCGGATAAATCGCGGGGGATAGGCTGGTTGGCCCATAGCAATGCCTCCTGCAGGGCAGGTGTATATAAAGGAAGGGGTAGGGGTTAAGCGACGTACTGAAGCTTTCCGCTCAGTATCGCTTCCTTGATAGCGTTGTATTCCCAGCAGTAAGATTGGGCGTCAACGTATACGCGCAGCCCTTTTGGATAATCATGCTTTTTCCTCTGAATGAATGCTTCAGCAGCATCCTTAGTGAAGTGCGAGTTCACATACTCCCAATGATCATTACAGCCGGTGACCGTGTGATCTTCTAGCTCTGCCAGTATCTCCCACTGATCGCGCTCACTTAACTCAAGGAACTTACATTCACCTTCTTCCATAGCGATATGGTCAAGGTTCTCCTGCATGTCCTCTTCAGCGTCATTCCAATACTCTTGAGGACTAAACCACTCGCTGTCTTCCCAGAGGACAACACGAGTGCAGCCGTAGTCTAGATCTATGCCGTAGGTAGTCCGCTTGGCTTCAACTTTAAAGATCGCATCGGCTGTGTAGTGCTCTTTTACCCCAGCGCCTACACAATCGTGGCGAAGACGCTTAACGAAGTCGTTCCATGTTTCGGGTGTTAGCTGGCCGTAAACTAGGCTTTCTTCAGGCATGACTATCTCCATCCCGCCATGCTGGCAGGTATACAAAGGAAGGGATTAGTTGGAAGTCTTAACAGGCTGTGAGGGATAGAAGGGAGGTTCGCCTTCTTCTCTATGCCAAGGGATGTCTATACGGCAGTCGGGGCAGATCTTGATGTTATGCGTGCTGAGGCGGACCAGATCCCGATTACCACACACCGGGCACTGCTTGGTCGTTACTGCCATTGCACAGCTCCCGCATAAGCCCACCACACCACATACCCGAAGCACACAATAAACAGCCATGACAGTAGGCATTTGATGTCGTCAGTCATGGCTTCACCTGTATGCCAGCGTCTTCAATGGATAGGCGGCAGCATGCTAATGCTTCATTAAAGCCTTCTGATTTGAGGTTTTTCCCTTGGTCATAGCAATGGGGGTCAATTCGTTTTTGTCGGGGCATCTTAACAACCAGTTCCGCTCGGGAGGCTTGCCAGCCATCCCAAGCAGCCTGTTCAGCCGCCTTTGTCGGCGGAGCCACTTGAGCGTATTTGCTTGCGTAGAACCACGACTCAAACTCTTCACGCATGCTCATAACTGGTCTCCCAGGTAAACATCACAAACGGCAGAAGGAACGCCCAGACCGGCGACTGGTAGAGCGCTAGGTAGGCAACCGATCCAGTCAGGGCGGCGATGATGAGGGTCATAGCTGTGGGTCCTGCATGGCTATCAGGATTTCATTGGCCCGCTGTGAAAGGCTGCTTCCATTAACTGTCACCACCTTAGTTAGCTGCTCAATGAACGTCTGCGCTATATCTAGCCTGTCCTTCAGCCGCTCAACCTCAGCCAGCGCGTCAGTGACGTTGCCATAACCCATGTCTCGCGCCCTCTGCCAGACCTCGTCGTATAGTTCGGCGCGGTACTTGTCGCTTTTAGTACTCATGGCTGCTGCTCCTGCGTGGCGAGGAACTCATCAATGCGTTTAGCTAGCTTTGAATTTATGAATGGCTGCACCGAAACTTGTCGCAGCTGTTCGTTAGCGACCCCAAGATCTGCCTTCAGCCGCTCTACCTCAGCCATGAGTGCGCCGGGTGCGGTGTATACGATCATCCCATCTTTGATATGCGGGTCTCCGATGGGGTCAAGCACTATACGCTCGCTGCCGGCCTCGCGACTTAAGCTGCCAATTGCGATACATTCAGCCGGTGCGGTACGGGCGCCCATCTCAGCCTTCAGCGCTTCATGCTTGTTGTGCAGGTCTATGTAGTCCTGCTGGAGCGCTTTGATCTGGGAGGCACTGGTCGTATCCGTTAATGGAACCATTTCCCCCTTTCGCATAGGCATTGCGCATAGATCACAGTCACCACTGATTGCCTTTTCAATTCGGCACACGGGACAATGCCATATCTCAAGCTCATCCACCGGCTGGGGTACGGCGGATAGCGCGGCCTCGATACCTAACTTCAGTGCGTCTTCATAAGTTACGCTGTCGTTTCGAACGGCGCGGAACGCCTCGTTGAATGCAGCAATCATTTCTGGCGTTGCTTGGATGCTCATGCCTCATCCTCCGGGCTAAGCGCTTCCTCTAGCTGGTCGATAGCCGTCTTGGTTTCGCCATGCTCCAGGGCGTCAAGCGCGTTCTGGATTGCAACCTTAAGGTCCTTGATCTGATCGTGGGCCACATCCCGCTCAGCTTCACGGGTTGCGATCTCTTCTTCTAGTGTGTCAATGGTGTTCATATCTGCCTCTGCCATATGCTGGGGTTGTTTAACATCTCGCGTTTAACAGGCTTTCTGCGGTGGCCTGAGACGTCCTCAAGCACGTACACACCGTTAGCCTTGAACAGAACGCGCCAATGCTTGCCGGTGCTTAGCTCAACGTACGGGTATGCCTCGGCCACGGCTTGGGCCGATTCGTGGAGAGTGGTCATGGGGGTGTCCTAGGCGGCTTTAGCCGTAGAGATAAGGCGTATCCAGCGGCCTTCGTGGTGTTCGCGCCGCTCTTGCCGGGAGAACTGTCGTCTTGCTACGGTCTGGCATTGAGTGCAGCGGATCGTGCAGGGGCTGGTGAAGATCCAGGCGTGTTCGCAGGTCATGACGGCAAGCCCTCACGCATCACTCTTCCTACTGCTTGCTTGATCGTGGAGGTGGAGACTCCAAGCCCGGCGGCTATGTGCTTCCACTCACAGCCGTTTTGGTGGAGCTCATAAGCCAGGACGAGCTCAGCTTTACCAAGGATCGGCGCGTATCGTCTGGTATCGCCCAGCTTGTACCGATCGAGCGTTCCGTATTGCGCTGAGTTGTGTACCGACCTGCGCAGCTTTTCGTGATCAACACCAAGCTTTCGAGCAATGACCTTGTATTCCAAGCCTTCCATGATTTTCATGCGGTAGGCCTTAGCTATCAGTTCAGGAGTAAATGAAGGAGTCATGGTCGCCTCCAACTGCGGGCGATAAAAAAGGCGCCGTAGCGCCTTATCGTTAAGTCGTGAGATCAGAAGGGGATATCATCATCGAAGCTGTCGTAGTCAGGCGCAGGCTGAGGTTGTTGTGCCTGCTGCTGAGGACGCTGCTGCGGTGCTTGAGCTCTTGGATGACGTTGCTGCTGGCCACCTTCACTTGGTGCGCCACCTAGAAGCTGCATTGTGCCGCCTATGCCTACGACAATCTCAGTCGTATACTGATCCTGACCTTGCTGGTTCTGCCATTTGCGCGTTCGTAGCTGGCCTTCAACGTAGATTTGCGAGCCTTTACGAACGTATTCGCCAACGATCTCAGCAAGCTTTCCGCTAAAGACCACGCGGTGCCATTCTGTTCGCTCTTGAAGCTGGCCTGTCTGCTTGTCCTTCCAGCTCTCACTGGTAGCCAAGGTCACGTTGGCAAAAGCGCTGCCGCTGGGTGCATACCGCACTTCAGGGTCACTGCCACAGTTGCCAACTAGAATCACTTTGTTAACGCCACGAGATGCCATATCAATTCTCTTCAGTTTTGGTTTTGCATGGCTCCCATACGGGGATACCTGCGTCTAGTGCTTGGCGGATCATGTCCGCAGTACCTCGACCACCTTCGAATGCAATCACTGCTTTAGGCTCAAGCATGAGCATTGCTCTATTTCTCGAAGGCCCAGCAGCCTTGCCTTTTCTGCTCCACTTCGCCGGAATGCAGAGGCACGATATCTCTCTAGAGCGAGCCCATTCGTATGCCAGGAAGTCAGCCCCATCGGCGCCGCCTTGGACGATAAAGCCGAAAGGAGACTTCTTATGAGCCCGATCAAGCTGCTCGAATAGAAACTTGCGGTCTTGGTAATTGCGGCCTCCGCATACGATCACGCAGCTGCTCATATCAGGCGGCGTCGCCTTGAGCTTGTTTCTTGATGTAGTCGATCGCCCCAGCAAATTTGGCTAGCGGTAGCTGTTCGATCGATCCAATTTTGGATACACCGCAGAAGGCTTCTTCCGTCATCCCTGCAACTGTTAGCGCTTGACGTAGTTGAGAGACCTCACCTTCGCCAACCAGCTTTACCGGCGGGGCTGGCTTATGAGCTGGCTGGGTCTGACGCGGGATCTGCTGAACCGCAGCCTCGGCGTCATCGTCTGCTTGAGCTATACCGACCACTGCGGCCAAGGCATACCGCCTGGCGTAGCTTGTCGCGCTGCCTACGCCTTGGGCGTCCTGCTTACCTACTGGAACAGTGAGGGTGCTACTGATCCACTCTCCAGATTCATGCATGATCATCGTTTCTACGCTGACCTTGCCGTCTTCAAACCCTGGCATCTGGGTAATGGACAGACCGTTCTTGCTGAGCACTGGCCGGCAAGTGTCTAGGATCTCTGCTAGTGAGCTGTACGAAGAGCGGAAATGGGGGTTGGTGCTGTCTTTCTTGGCGTTCTCGATTTCGTTTTGCGCAGCCGCGAGCGCCTTAGCCAGTGCGGCTATGGATTCAGATTTGATCATGATGTCTCCAGCAGAATGCTGAGAAGAGGGGAGTTACTGAGTCACAGCATCGGCAATAGCCAGACTGCCGATAATGAATACGTACATACCGATAGCGGATGCGGCTGAGCGCCATAGCAGGCGTCTGCGGAGATGCTGTCGTGAGGTCATTCCGCGCATTCCTCAAGTTCTACGTCATCAAATCCGACGCCATCAACTGATGCGGCAACTACGCGAATACCAACCCTGCCGAAAGGTGTTCCGTCATAGCCTGCCCAGCCTTCTTCATTTTGAAGTTGCTCAGTCCATAGCCTTCCAACTGTATGTCCATGCTGGAAGGATGATCCACCTTCACTCAGCATTAGATGGATCATGCGAGAACCGAACAGGCGTATCAGAGCCATTTCATCCGAGCCTGACTCTGCTTCTCTGAACTCGTTTGCGCCAGACCAGAAATCAATATGATTCTTGGCATGCTCGGGGGTGAGAATGTCAAAGTCGACCTCGAGATGGACTTCGTAATCACCCCATGTTTGTCTAACTACATAGCTTTTAATGTTGCTCATGCAGCCACCTCATACCCATTCAACTGAGTCCAGTACCGATCAAACACACGCTCGCTGATGTCGCCCTTCTTGAATGCAAACAGGAGCGCATTAGCGGCGTTCTGTCGGGCTACGTAAGTCGTCTTGAGAAATAGCCTGTCCAGAATCTTGCAAGCCTCGTACTCTCTGGCTTCCAGAAGTTTCTGATCCAGGCTTTCAAATGCTTTCTTGCATTCAGCTAATGCAGCTAGTGGGTCCATCAGCTTGCTCTCCGTTGCATGTGGTCAAGGTGGCGTTGATACGCCTGCTGGGTTTGTTCTGGGCTTAGCCTGTATTTGCGGGCCTCGCTCTGTGCTAAGTAGGTAGCCAGTGCTTGCACGGTTGCTTCACGCTTGGCTTCGTCCGGCACTGCTACAGGGCGTTTAGGCGCAGTTTCGGGTTCAAACTCGAGCGGCTTGACGCCCTTTGTCTCGGCGGCAGCGAAGGTGAAGCGCACTAGCCGGTCAGTGAGGAATTGACGGGCCAGAGTGCCAGGCTCGATAGGGTAGAAATTTCCGTATGTATGAGTGCCGCCGAACCAAGCTCTGGCCTTGATGCCGCCATCTTCAAGCTTATTGAGCGTCCATAGGATCAGGCTGATACGGCTTCTTTTCTCGTCGTACTCGCTAAGGTCTATCTCAACGACTACCATCTCTACGTCCTTGCTGGGCACGCTGCTCCAGCCTTTGCGCTCGCTCGATTAACATCGCTGCGACGAAAGAATCATGCGCAGCCGCCTGCTGCCGTATGCGCTGGGCATCGGCTAAAACTTGTTGGGTTGTCATGGGTATTCAGGTGGGATAGGTTGTACTGGTGTTGATCCGGCCGGAGCTGATCCCGGCATGCTGGTGTGTCTTTTCGTTGGCCTCCCAAATCGTTCGGCCGCCTCAGCAAAGCGTGTTTGGGTCAACTTCCGCCCACATCACCACGGGGCTCTCTTTGCCCGTCAGCCCGGGCATTCGGATCAACCCACTACAACCTAGAAGGGGAGCCGCTTACGGCGGCAAGTCGGCTAGATCACGTACTGCAATCGGACGAGATACACAGGCTTTCCCTCCCATGATGAACCCACATATCCGTGTTCATGCAGTTGCAACAGAAGGAGCATGACGCTCTAGCTGCCTCCGTTATTCGTCACGGTGGGCTTGACGTGCACAAGCTGTACTGGTGTATGCGGCCCGAGGAATTGAACCTCGACCTATAAGCGGACTTATCGAAACGTTGATCAGGCGTTCACCGCCAGCCCTATTCAGGAGCAACCCCTGCAATGACTGACGCCACCTAAAAATGCGCCCTGCGACCGCATACACCACTACAACCTGAAGCCATACCCCTCCGTAGAGGGGCAGGGAACTGCTTACCGCTTAAGCGGGGCAGGTGGTGCGGTTACTATCTTGCTGTGTTAATCAGCGCACGTAGCTCATCTTCAACATCAAATATGGTGTTAGGCATACCGCCGTTATTTGCCATAACAATGCAAGCCAGATCGCCTACATGACGAGCTGCTTTCTCCATTAGTTTTACAGGCACCTGCACGAGCTCTTCGTGCTCATCCTGCGTAAGTTTGCTCTGTTCTCTCATCTCATCATCTCCATTGCATAGGGATGCCATAGGTTGATTAAGCGGCAAACGCTCTAGCCTGTAGGCGCATTAGCTTTATCTTCTTCTCCTTCTTGCGACTCAGCTTCGCTGCACGCTTATCTCTCTTCGGGATCTCAAATCCTTGCAGATGCTTGTCGTTCATCTCGTCATCTCCAGTGGATACAAGTGATAGCCAACTTCACGAGCTGGCTACCTTGAATTCACTGTCTCTCTCACGTCTTCCATGTCCGGGTTCGTACCCATTCCTCTGTGCTGCTACTGGCAGGGCAGAGTGACTGACGCTTGATCGCATACAGCGCATGGGCCTGTATGGGTGCGTTGACCATCACACCGTAGGGCAGTCTGTTTAACCTCGTCGGCATGCCGGGACTGCGGAGGGATTCTGAATTGTGTAAAGAGCGTGGGACCATTTAGCCCCTTAATCTGCGTGTTGCGCAGTTCATGGTTTGTATTATGCGCAGAATAAAATTTGCGTCAAGCGCAGAATTGCAGATTTAGGGGATTTTTTTTAGGCGCAAAAAAAACCCGCTATTTGCGGGTTCTGTGAACGAGTGAACTTACTGGAGGGTGCCGAAGATAAATCCGATCAGGCCTATTACCAGCACAACAAGTAGAGAGCAGCCTACCCAGTTCAGGAACAGATCGGAGCCGTCTTTGAATGCCTTGCTGATATCAGAGAGGGTGCGCAGCCTTTTCTCATCAAGCCGCATGGTAAGCGTGATGGCTAGGAATACGCTGGGGATGAATACGGCTATCCAGATATAGGGAATAGCCTCTTTAGGAAACAGTTTAGCTATTCCGCCAGAGGCCATACCGAAGCATAGGATGATTGCCGTAAAGAATACGGCATCCTTCATTCAGGAATAAACATACCTACAACCACGCCAAGGATATGCACACCTGGATGGATCTCGTAGGTAGGATATTGAGGATTGATAGGCTTAAGGAATGCCCGGCCGGAGTCTAGTACATAGGTCTTGAATACGGCTTCTTCAGACTCGGGAATGCAAGCAATGACGCGGCATCCGTTCGTCACTTCCTTATTGGGATCAACAAGGATGACGCTGCCATGAGGGTATGAGCGAGCGCCAGGATACTGAGCCGTCATACTGTCGCCTTCTACCTTTAGCGCAAAGCCACCCTCTGGCCGAGGCGGGCCAGGTGCGTACTCAGCGGCTTGCGGAGGTACTACCTCTGACATAGCGCATAGTTGTCCTGCGGATACCCAAGACAAAATCGGCCAACCTCCAGCGAAAACATTGGTATTGCCTAAAGCTACATTCGTTTGTATCGCATCTGCAGCTACAGGCTCAAGCGAAATTCCTAGCTCGCTAAATATCTTAGCCAAAAGCTCGCGACTTGCCCCCTGCTTATTTCTTTCCAGGCGTGACAAGTTTCCGGTGTCAGTTCCGACCCGGTTCGATAACTCTTCGAGAGTCCATTTTTTGCTCTTCCGAGCAGAACGAATAGCAGCACCAATGTCCATGGGGCGAATCGTGACTGCGTGATCCTCAAAAATCAAAGTTCGCTGCGCAGATTTTTGTTGACATAATTCTGCGCAATCAACAGAATCCGAACTGTATATCTCCATGAGGTCCCCCAATGACTCCTTTAAAGAAAGCACGCAAAGCCAGAGGCTGGACGCTAGATGACGTCTGCGCCCGGCTTAAGGCCTTTGGAGTTAGCTGCGGGAACGGGAACCTCTCCCGTATCGAGCGCCAGCTACAAAGGCCGACCTACGAGGTAGCAGAAGGTCTGGCTAAGGTCTTCGATGGCTACCTCAATGAGATCCAGATCATTTATCCCGAGAGATTTGTTATCTCGGAAACATCAACACAAGCAGCTTAACCAGTAGTACAGGAGCAGTAACAGCATGAGCTACGCAAACCCAGCACACCGGCGAGATAACCGCCACAAGGTGAGCCTCAACAGCACGATTAATCGAATCATCGTCAAGTCGGCAGCTAGGGCTCGCAAGCAAAACGCCACTTTTCTGAAAGAACTCATTGAGTGGGCAATAGAGAACGGTGCGGTAGAGGAATTACTGAATAGCGATCTTTTGAGCAGCGAAGATTCTAGCGTGGCCTGATGGGCCAAAAGGGGGCCAAATGCTGCGCTTTGAAGACCTGAAGCCCGAATCAAGAGCAAAGATTGAGCGTTTGATGGAGGTGAGAGGGCTCAGCCTCAATGAGGCTATGGAAGAGGTAGTTATTCACTCAATTGCAATGGGCGGTTTGACCTTGGCAGGCCGCCCCAAAGCAAAGGTGACCCAGATACTGGGCCCGCCTAAAAAGTGTGGGACCAATTAGGGACAAAAAAGGGCTAATTCGCCCCGATAGGCAATAAAAAAGCCGGTGGCTAGACCGGCTCCTTTAACAACATTTCAAGCGATACGAATCATGACAAATATCGTCCCGTTAGACAAGTCCAGGGGGTTCACCCGAATGGACAACAGCTTGTACGAGGCTCTCATTGGAGCCGATCTCTCTCGTAGAGATATGAAGGCAGCTTTAGTCATTCATCGCCTGACCACAGGTTACAACGTCGCAGAGGCTCGTATTGCTGCAAGCGTTATTGCCACGATGGCAAACATGGATCGCACCCAGGCATCCAAAGCAGTGTGTTCTTTGATAGAGCAGCGAGTGGTTTACCGCGTTGGTGGAAGCCGTGGGAAGCTTGGTCTTTGTGCAATTTCTGAGTGGAAAATTCAGAAAGCGCTCAGTGAGCCTACGTATGCTCAGTCAGCAAAAATAGTCTCGCTCAGTGAGCATACGTCTGCACACTATAAAGACAATAAAGAAACTACTAACTCTATAGAGTTAGTAAACACACCTGTGCCTGTTCAGGCCAAACCTAAAGTTAAGCGGAAAGCCAAGACGTCAGCCTTCGGTATTGATTACCTAATGGCTAACAACCCGCACGGGCTATCCGACCAGATCCTTATTGATTACCTCTCCCTGCGTAAGTCCAAGCGCGCTCCTATCTCTGAAACCGTCTGGAATAGCCTGAATGACAAGCTGACCATTCTTGAAGGTATGGGTGTATCCGGTGACGACGCCATGACCGTAGCGCTTGAGGCTGGCTGGCAGGGGTTCGAGGTTGATTGGGTAATGAACCGTATTCGTCGCAATGGCAAGCCAGTTCAGAAATCAAGCGGGCCTGACTTTGACGACATCTCTTGGGCACAAGACTTGGGGCCGTTCTGATGAAAGCAGCTATCGATATTGCCAAAGGCTTGCAGACTTTGCCGAGCACGCCAGACCTGACGGTTATTTCTACTATTCAACAACTGGATGAGGGTAGTGCGCGCGTCGTGAATGCGCTGTTCAAAGAGCTGTGCTCGATCTTCCCGGCCTGGAAGCAGGCTTGGCCCAATGATGCAGCTCTGAAAGCAGCGAAGGCTACTTGGATCAAAGCCTTTGCGAAGGCTGGCATCAATTCATTGGATCAGATCCGGTATGGCATTGAGGCCTGCCGGGACCTAGGCCAGGACTTCGCTCCCAGCGTTGGCAAGTTCATCAAGATGTGCCAGCCCACCCCCGAGATGTTGGGTCTTCCAACGCCTGAAAAGGCTTACACCGAAGCCTGCAACAACGCCCATCCCTCTGCTGATCGCAAGTGGACACATGCCGCTGTCATGCACGCAGCCAAAGAGACTGGCTACCACAACCTGAACACGCTCAAGGAAGAAGAGAGCCGCAAGCTGTTTGACCGGAACTACGACATTGCCTGCCGCATGGTAGCCAAGGGCGAGCCGCTGAAGGAAATCCCGAAGGCGCTGCCGTCCGAGGTAAGCATTCCAGCAAAGCCTGAGACCGTACGCAGTGAGCTGGCAAAGATGCGCGCCATGCTGAAAGGAGGCCGGGCATGAACTGGAAACCAGACGGCAAATACGTGCTACGTGGTGAATCTGGCTATCAGGTCGCCAAGTACATGATCGCTAATGAAGCCCGCTATCAGGCATGGCTAGGTTCAGAGGCTATCGGCCACCCCTGCGACACGGTGAAAGAGGCTAAGGAGCGCTGCGAGCGTCACCTTCAGATCATGGGTCCAGCGGAGAAGGCAGCATGAGCAACTTCAAGCCGGGCGATCTGGCACTAATTGTCAAATGCTCGACTCTTCCTGCGCTGATTGGCCGGGTCATCAAGCTGGGCGCATACGAAGGCATAGCAGAGTATCCAGGCGCGCCAATCCAAGCGTTCTGGACAACGCACATTGACGGTCGACGCTGGACTATTGGTGAGACACTCCTGATGCCTCTGGAAGGGGATCTTGCTCCTGAGAAGCAAAAGACTCGGGAGGTCCCTGCATGACCATCCACACCCTAACCACAGAACAGCTCAGAAAAGAGTTTGAGGCATGGCTGCGTGAAGTCCACTGGCTTGCCTCTGAGTGGCAAGAAGAGCGCAACTGCTTTGCTGACTACCCAGCTCACTTGGCATTCAAGGCTTGGCAGGCAGCCAAGTCCAGCCTGTCGGTAGATGTAAAGGCTGAGGCTTTAGAGCGCGCATGGATTGAAGGCTACGACCGAGCTACTGCTGTAGCGCAGGAAGGCGACCCCGCAGATGTAAAGGGCACGGAGGGCTACCACCACTTCCGCTGCCAGGACGTAGAGCGGCTTATGAGCTGGCTGGAGGGGAAGCGATGAGCGTCTATGTCGACGATATGAACGCTACATATGGCCGGATGAAGATGTGCCATATGTTCGCAGATAGCACTGCGGAGCTACTAG